TAAATTACCATTAGCGTCACAACCTTCATCATTAAACTTTGTTTGTATGTAGTAAAGAATATTATTTGCGCTATCCCATTCTACAACTTTACCGACTGCGCCAGTAGTTGCTTGATTAATTTCTTCATCTGCTGTAAATGTACCAGATGGACTAGTTACTAACACAGCTTTTGTTCCTCTTAAAGTAGTTGCCGATGCGGCTGAACCACCAGACTTAATATCTCTCATTAAAGATACTCGTCTAAAATCATTTGCGGTTGTAAAGTCACCAGTATTTGAAGTCTCTCCAGCTTCAAAATTGGTATTCATCATTACAAAAAAGCCACCTAATTCTTTTATTGCATTGAAACCGTGTCCACCTTTTGGTTCGATAATTACATCTAATTCTGAACCAGTTAAACTTGTTGCTCCAGCTGTAACTATATCTGCGTTTCTAATATAAGCAAAAGTATAACCTGAACCTATATTTGTTACTGTAACAGATGTTACTGCTCCACCAGATACTACAACCGTAGCTACACCACTTGATCCATCACCTCTGATTGGAACACTAGTGTGAGTACCATTAGTACCACTTGAACCTGCTGTTTTAATTTTTACTATATTAACTGCGCCATCAGTTGCAGCAGAACTAACTGTCGAGTTAGTATCAACTGCCATAAAATCTGTTGATAGAAAATTTGATTGTTGAGTTGCAGAAAGAGTGTACATATATTTCCACTTATAACCGTCTCCAGTTGTAAGAATAGATGAAGATGTACCAGTTGGTTCTACTGTTGAGTTAGCAGCACTGTTGTTATCTAAACATTTATATACATTAAACGAACCTGACATAACATAAAACGTTGCGTCAAATAAATTGGTTGCGCCAGAGTTAGCTGATTGAGCACCCGTTGTACCTGTTACTCTATCACCATAATCATGTCTATAATAATCGTAAACTGTACCAGTTGTCCAATTTCTACGAGGAACTACAATAGATATATCAGATGACGATACTTTTTTTGCTGCCAGCATGTCGTCAAAAGTATAAAATTCGTCTCCTACTGAATCTACAGGAGTTAGTGGACTTGCGTCTGTACCTTGATTTTCTGTTCTTCCATCAGGTCTTGTTGATGTTGCGAAAGCTTGAGGTCTACCTATACCTAGATAGTACACATTAGCAGAACTTTCCGTAAATGATTCCACAAACTGTTCTTGGTTATGGATTCTAAATTTGTTTGTTATTATTGCTGGCATTGTTTCCTCTTTTTATATTTATATTTATACGTTATCTCTCTGTGATTTCTGTAGGTAGCGCTAAATTTGTTTTTAAATTGTTTGTTGTAATATCTTGGAATTGTACAATCTCACCATCTAAACTAGTATTGTACGTACCAGTTATTCTAAAATCCGCCCAATTATGCATCTGCATTGGTGATATTGCCACAGTAACTGTACTATCTGCTGCACCCCCTATATTAGATGTTTGAGCTCGACCTCCACTTCCACTCATCATATTGATTGCATATTTGTTAATTGTATTCATTCTTGGTCCACAATATCCGTATCCATATCTATTTAGAGAGCCTCTAATAGTGATAGGATTAAACCCAACTCTAAATCTTAATGATATATCTCTCTTTAAAGTTAAGTCTCTAGTGTTTGATGTAAAGTGTTCTGTAGTTGAAGTATCAAAGTCAGGATCTACTCCAACTCTTTGATCTCTTAATGTAGTACCATCATCTACTGTACCTAATCTTCTACCAAATATTGTAGAGAATAATGTATTGATAACTAGGTCTATACCTGGATCAAATTCTAATCCACTATTAACACCTGTGAAACTTCTAATTTGGTTATTTACTTGGCTAGTAATATCCACTTGTCCAGTAAAGTAAAACCCTGCTGTGTGCATTGTCTTTTTAAAACTATCTCGCCAGTCAGTTATAGAACGACCAACTCTGATTACATAAGAAAAATCCTGATAGTATAAACTATCTTGTATCTTCATTGTAGATTCAGATAAGAATCCATCTTCTCCAATAAATTCTCCACTAGTGTCTATAATAGAGTTTACAGTAACTGTTGCTGTAGCAAAATCATTTTTAAGAACAGTAGCACTTGCTCCCCCTGCTCCTGTAATAGTAGTGTTTTCAGCAAACTGACCTGATGCACTTGAAACTTTTAAGATACTATTTGAAAATGAAACAACTGTTGCAGTGATCGAAGTAGAACCCGAATCAACTCCAGTAACAGTTTCTCCAATTATAAAAGTACCAGATACATCTTTTACAATAATGGAACTAGGTAATACCATTGTAGGACTTGGTGACGCTTCATAACCTGCACCAGTTTCAATTTTTTTAGTATTTAATAATCTGCCTACTTCTGTACCATATGGAATAATGACAACACCACTTCCTCCACTTGATGTTACAGTTGCTGTAGGTAAAGATGTATACCCACTACCCTCATTTATAATTCTAATATCAGTAATGTCTTCTGAACCTGTTCCACTTTCTTGTACAATTTTATCACCTGTGTAAACATCACCTCTAACGGTTTCGTTTTCTAATACAATGTGATCAGTTGAACTAGCACCTACTGTTCCATTTTCTGTTGTAATACCACCATTGACAACTGATACTTTTGCTACTGCTGAACCACCACCCGTATTTGTATTTGTAAAGGCAACTGAATCCCCTATAGCATAACCACTACCACCACTAGCAACCAATACTTCTGTTAAACTACCTGTACCAACATTATCTACTTGAATAATTGCTGATTGACCACCACCAGCTAACACAATAGCGTCATTTGGTGTTAATAGGCCACCATCATTTGTAACACTAACAATATCAGGTATTCCAGTTACGACTGCTTTAATAAAGCTATCAAATGTATCTGTAACTGTACCTCTGATTTCTTCTGAGGTAACAAAGGTACCTGTGATAGTATCATCATTTAAAATAAATTCTGAAACTTCATTAATACCTATTTGAAATTTAAATACATTTTCTACAATTGCAGTTGCGCCAGAAGTTAGACCTGTAATTGTTCTTCCAATTAAATCTGTGGTCTCACCAACAGTTCCTATTGCTCTTAATATTTTTTTAGTATCAAATTTACCATCGGATACTCTTAACATTTGTTCTCTAGGATAAATTATGTCTGAATCTAAATTAAATAAAAATCTAAAAAATACTTCGTGTCCTCTTTGGGTACCTTTAGCTCTATAAACTGATCTAATATTTTTAATTAATTTTCTTTTACTTACTTCAGCGTCTAAAGTTTCTGGTAAAGTATTTAAAAACTCATTTCTAAATTTTGTTAAGAAATTAGATATTGCTTTATCAGGATCACGGAAGTTTAATAAGTCTTGTATATTATTTACAGGATTTGGTTTATAGTTTGATAGAGTTGCTCTAGCTGTTGATATAGAACCTATAATTACTTCGTCTTGTATAAATTTATCTTGTGCTGATATGAATATTCTATTATTAATTAAATCTTCTGATAATATCGTTGCTGTTGCTTTAGATGATTGACCTGTAACTATCTCACCTCTTTGAAATTTTCCATAAACTGAATCTTCTAATAGTATCTTATCACCAGAGTCTAGTTGTGTTCTATCTGTATCTAACCTAGAAGCGTCTAACACCAAACTATTTGTTTGAGCAGTTTCAGTTTCTAATTGAATACCATCTGTTAACTCAATATTCGCAAGAGTAACCTCTGCGGATTCCATAAACCTATAATACGTTTGAACGAACTCTAAAAACTTAGGGTGGTCGTTAAGTACAAACTCAGGTACTTGTTGGTTTAGGAGGTTAGTTATTTTTTTAGTAAACTTAGCCATTAGTAACTACTTGTTGTTGTATAACCTACTCCTGCATCAGCAGATCCTCCAACAAAAGTGTCAGCAGTGACTGTGATAGATGAATTGATTGTGTCTATTTCTAGTATTTGATCTCTTACAGGAACAACATCATTTGAAGATGGTACTACTGTTAATTCTATTTTACTTGAAGCTTTGCCTCTAATATTTTCTACACTCAATACACTTAATGAGTTGATTGTTAGTACACCACTAGCATAGTCAATTGTTCCTTGAGTAGTATTAGCATAAACTCTTGTTGCACCGGAAAAACTATATCGTCTTATATTACCTTCGCCGTCATCATCTAAATAAAATACAGTTGTACTATCTCCTGATATTTTAAATCCTGAAGATTCTAATATACCACCAGCAGCAGAGTTGTGTCCCGTATGAGGACTATATAAACTGTTTCTAAAATAGACATTATATTTTGTTGATACATCTAAAGACGGCGTAAAGTCTTTTCTAATTTTTAATGTCGTAATATTTGATAAGATAGATGAATCAGTAGCATCAATCAAACCTGTAATTTTTGAATATCTAAAAACACCATCAAATTGAGTAAGTGTGTTTGCATTGTAAGTAGTTAATGTTGCTAGTATATCTGACTTTAAAGTATCTGCAGTTTTATTAGCACTGTTCTCATCAAATTTAACATTTGTTGTAATTATAATACTTGTAGTTTCTGGATCAACAATTTCAGGTCTAACCGCAGCAACATTATATTTTTTTAATTGAGTTACAATATCTGCTTTAGTAAAATTTGTTAATGTAGAACCTGATGCTGCTTTAATCGCAATTTTAACAACTCCGTAAACAGGTGTCTCATCATCTTCCCCACCCCAAGCAGAAACTGATTGAGCATTAGGATAAATTGATTGTACAATTGTTTCATAATCAGCTGTAGTTACAGCTCTGTCTTGTGCTGAATATTGTAGTGGCGCATTATATCTAATTGATTCTTTTGATTGAGCTTCTGATCCACCTTGAGCACTTGTTACACTTGTTATAGTAACATCTGAGTAACCACCAACATTACCTGTTAATGTAAATGAACTTGCTCCATTTGCTTCGTCTCTATTAGTTACAATATATTCTAAAGTAACAATATTACCATCTATTAATTTTTTACCTAATACACCATCACCAAAATAAGCTTCAAATTTACCATCTTCAGTTTCTTGTAAAAAATAAACTTTTGATGTAGATGATAAACTAGTTATTCCAGTTGCTACTGTGTATGTGCTAGTTGTAGTATCACTAGCTGAATTTTGTACTGAAACTTTTAGTGTTGTAGTATCTGCACTAACACTTGGTATAATAAATCTTTGGTCAACGTCTGTACTATCAACTGTATATTTAAATGTAACTAACGTACCTTCATAAAGAGATATGTTTGAAAATTTATAAATCCCATTAATGGGTGCTAGTGTGTGTGTTGCGTTTGTTACAAACTGATAAGTTTCTCCATCAACTGTAGTTGTAAATGCTGTACCTTTTGCCATTGAAATTGAGGCAACACTTGTTGGAATATTATTCATTAATATGTCAACTGATGCTATAGGTGATTTTGGTGACGTTGGAGTATAACCCAACATCTTTGCTAATGAAACAATATTTTTTCTAATATCAGCACTGTCTAGGTACATTTCATTTGCTAACATATTAGCATTGAAACCTAGGTAATGAGTATTATAAGCGAGTAAGTCTAGTAAGACAGCAAAACCAGAACCTTCAAAGTCATAATCTTGGAACTCTGATTGATCTTGTAAAAATGATTTTAAATTTGATTTTATATCATCAAAGTCAAATTGTGAAACTTCTAATTTATTGCTTGCCATGTTATCTTAATCTTTCTAAAAATGTTTCTACTGTAACTGGGTTTTGTATTCCTATAACATAAAATCTAATTTCAAGTCTATATGCATTTCTGTCAATATCAGGATCAGCCAAAATTTGTGTTATCTTTGCTCTTGGCTCAAAGTTATTTAAAACTTCTTCTATCTTTCTTTGTAAGTTAAGAGCAGTCAATGGTGTCATTGGCTCAAATAATAATGCTCTTACGTTACCACCAATCTCTGGGTGAAACGGTCTTTCAAAGTGATTAGTGTTAATCAAGTTTCTAACACTTCTTTTTACAGCTTCTACATCTGTTAATCTATTAACATCATTAGTAACAACGTTACGACCAAAGTCTAGGTCTAAATCTTTGTAAATTCTAGTAGCTCGTGTACTATTGTTAATTGCACTTGTATTGGCCATACCAATATTTATACATGATTA